GCACTTACATTCAGCGTTGTAGAAGTAATATTTACATTCGATGAAATAGTAAGTGTTGGCAGTGTGCTGGTGGTATTGCCTGCTCTTAGAGTGGTAGTGCGTAATTCTGTAGCAGAGAAAGTACCACTGACGTGACCATTACCCTTTGCAGAACCACCACGATTTGCTGAACCTGCTCGAGAAACCGTGACAACATTGTTTGCCAAAGTTGTTGCGATCAAGTTTGTGTTGAGACGCCACGTGTTAAAGGAGTCTACAAGATTGGTATTTGATACACTTACGGTCATTTTTAATCTCTATTTACAAGTTGTTGCAGCAATGACTTAATTTCAGACATATCGTTTTTTAGATTTTCAACGTCCTGCTGCATTTGCCTATCCCTTTCTCTTTTTGCTCTATACTTTTCCAAAGAACTCAGATCAGTATTCAGCACAGCACCTGATTTACTATCTCGAACCAGGTGCTCTTCGTTTTCAATTCGTAGAAATCTTGGTTTGTTATCCATTACTTCTGCAACGCAATTACTCGAATGTCATCTACTAGAGGAATCAAATTCGTACCAGTTGAGGTCATTACAATCTTAATAGCAAAGGTCTTGTAGGTATGATAGATTGAACCATCGTTACCACGATAAGCAACAATATCATTGTTTGAACTATTTAGTCGTGCATGATTGTTTGCTGATGTTAAGAATCCTTGACCATTCGTGTTTGCTGAGAAACCAAATTCGTACTCACGAATATCTACGCCATCCAATCCTGCTGAGTAAGTATTCGCAGCAGTAAACTGAGTCAATGGAGTAAAGTCCTTCGTATCAAACGACTCTGGATCTTCACCGTTGATCAATCGAGCATAAACCTTAATGTCAGTGCCAACTGGTTTGAACGCATTCATATAGACAACCATATCTTCAGCGTCCTGTCCATCAGCGAGTGTTACCTGCTTACTGATATAACGAACTTCAGCGTCGCCATAAGTCTTATGCTCATCAGTGTAAGAGTTGTTAATCACGTTTTCAAGTACCATGATATTGGCACGAGAAACGTCAACCACAGGAGAAACATAAGGATCAGTTGTGCTAAATGTACCCTTCAATGTCAGCGACTTAGTAGAACCATTGACTGGTGAAAGCGAACTTTCATTAGATACAGACTTGATGCTCTTTTCGCTATCATAGAAATTGTTATCAACGCCAAGTTCAACCGCAGCATAAGTGCTAGAAATACCAGTTGCTGAGGTTGTTCTTGCTGACCATGCCGCAGAAGTCTTAGAGTAAGTAATCTGAGGAATCTTAGGAACAATTGCGTTCATGGTCAAATCGTCAACGCTAGTCACACGAGCGGAAGCACCAGTAGATTGACCACGAACATAACCATTAGCGAACGCACCAGAACTATCCGTCAGATGCATACGACCAGCAAGACCATAGTAGAACGATACTGTACCCTGAGCAGTGTTAGCAGAGAACGAAGTGGTATTACCAACCCAAGTACCATTTGGCAGATACAGGTTATGACCATTCGCAGAAGAACTTGTTGAGAACGTGCCGTATGGATCAATCTTAACCGTCACGCTGCCTGAACCAGAACTAACGATCTCACGGATCACACCATTAGCATAGTATGTAGAATTGGTGTTTGCACCGTCTCTAACTGCTCTAGACTGTAGAATGTTTCCTACTGATACAGTTTGGTTATTGGCGAAGGTAATCACCGACTCGGCAACGACGCTTTCTCCTATGTTGAATGTACCATCAAGTTCGTCAATGGTGAAGTAGTCCTGAGGATCATTCTCAAGATAAACTGTACCTGTGCTCGTTGTAAACTGAGCAACATGAATGGTGTACTTCATATCCTCATCTTGGATTGGATTCCAAGTCTTATCGTTAGAGGATGAGAACAATACGCCAGCAGCAGTCTGCTTATTGATAATGGTGTTAGGAAGACTTGCATCTTCTTCACCCAACTTAGCAACCCAAAGAGCATATTGATCAGAGTTACCTGCAGGAACTGCAACCATACAGTAGTCAGTATTGTTCTTCAAGAATACTGGTGTATCAAAGGTAAAGGTGGTTGGTGTTGCACCAGTAGCAGAAATATTAATGCTTGCTGGTTGCAGAGTCTTGATACCATTTGGAACAATCGTTTCAGTTGGGAAACCATTTTCCATTTCACGAATTTGCAGTGTGAGAGGTAGATTGCTATCCTTCTTACCGAAGAACAGATCAATCTTAGTTACATAAACGCCATCGTTCGAACCAGATACGTTGACTGTAAATGACTGAGCGAGCGGATCCCACCAAGCACGGTCACCATCAGATACTGTACCAAGTCTTTGACGTTGAATACGAGTCTGCTGTGAGAACTGTGGCGTTTTGATATTCATGGTTGTACCACGCTGTACAATATCAAATGCCTGTGAAGTGTAGTCGCCATGAGCAGAAGTACTGATCAATGCCTGTTCTGTAGATGGATCACTAATATCCTGAAGAACGAAACGTTTCGTACCAGAACGGAACTTCAAGTTGTTATCGTTAGGAATACGGAACTCACCATAGATTGTACCAGTTGAGTCAGTAACTAATTTTCCACCCCAGCCACGCACAACATTCCAACTTGAATTCATCTGACGGCAATAAGCACTTACTGCTTCATCGTCAAAGTATGCCCAAACACGAGAGTTTGGTTTCATGCGCCAACCAGTGAAACGAATAACACGAGAACGCATAAACTCGCGAAGCGAGATGCTTTCGATAGAAGTACCCAGTGAAACGGTTTCAGTTACAGCACTCAAAGAGGTAGTTGTAATGGTTCTTTCACGAACCGCACCACGACCCAATGCTTGACCATTTTCTACAAATACACGACGTGCTTTTGCTCTATCGTTAGCACCAGTGCTAGTAATGTTCCAGTCACCCCAAGTTGTGCCGTTTGGATCAATACCCTGAGCACGGAGCGTTTGAAGCATCACATCATACATGCCATCGAAGTCAATCTGTACTTCAGGCAGCGTAGTAATATCAGGTGTGTTATCCTGAGATGGATCTAGATCAACATGACCACGCCAGTTGAACAACAGTTCCTGTACAGGATTACGCATCTTAGAAGCATAAGGTTGCTTGTTAAATTCTGTATGAGTATAACTCAGCGTGATCAAATCGCCAGTCTTAGTCATATTCGTAGAAGACTGTACCAAGTCCTTAGACATTGAGATAAAGTTCTTCTTGTACGTTGGACGCATTTGACCCAAGTTGACGTCGATTGCTGCACGATAGTATGGGTTTGATGCATCACTATTCAAATGACTTGAGAAGTTATCAACAAAGAAACCATTCTTATAACGATCAGTACCAGTCGTTTCACTGAATACTTGCTTGTTCAATGCGGTTGTTTCCAACAGATTCATTGTTGAGTAGTATTCCAAAGACTTAATACGTTGCTCAAGAGCACGAAGGTCTTTCATCGTATAACGACGGTTGTTTTCCATATCCAACGTTACTTGATAATCCGTACGATTATAGAAGTTCGCAACGTATGGAGAAAGCGAAGGATATGGAGGAATGTTCAGAATACCCAAAGTCATGCCACCAGCAAGAGCAGGAGGTGATTTAGGATTGCGATCTGCAACACCCTTGATAATTTGGAAGTTACCACCCTGAGTGATCATGATACGATCCTTGCGAGGCAGATAGTACTGAACGTCGCACTGGAAGTTTTCATCAGGTGTTGGCATATGAGCACCATCACTATCAATATCAAACGATGATGATGCGGTTGGATTCGTAATGCTTGGCGTTTGTACCGCAACCGCATTCGCAGAAGGAGTAATGGTTTTTGACTTAATTGGACGGAAGTCAATTGAGTCTCTCAAATCTCTACGAACACCAGTTGTTGGAGAAGTAAAGAGTGGAATTTCCTGCGTGGTAATTGCGGTTGTATTAGCAGTATTCTGATCATCAATTGGATAAGAATCTACAGAAAGATAACCGATACCTGCCGAACGATCACGACCAAAGTAATTGATCTTGACGAGCAAACCGCAGTTTGTCAAATCCAAAGAACTGGTTGACTTCTTCTTCAGATACGCAGTATCATAGAAGGCATCCTTTTGACCATCATCAAGTTCAAAGTGCGTTGTTACGTCAGTGCTTGAATCTGTTACGCTGGTGTTTGAACCCTTATATACAGCAACAATCTTATAAACATCGGATACACCCAATGCCCAAGGACCATTCTTACCTGCACTATGAGAACCAGTATTGATATGTACAAACTTATCCTCATTCACAGTCTTCATTGTTTGAGTTGCTGAAGAACGCAAACGGTTGAAGTACACAGAAGCAGTAAAGGTCGTTGCCAGATTTGCTTGCTGAAGATTGATTGTATGCGTTGAAGAGGTTGATGTAATCGAACCATTACTAGACAGATCAAAGATGTAACCTGTTGGGAAGGTAGTCTTATGCGCACCAGTTTGCGAACCCGCATAAGTGTTAGCAACCTTCAACGATGTGTTATTTGTAATTTCAGTGATGCGTTCTGGGTTGTTTGCGCCAATGGTAATGAAGTCGCCAACCTGATAGGATGTACTGAATGTCGTACCAGAACCAGTTACCGTATTGCCACTGGTGCCAGTAATTGTACCCGTGTGTGGCTGAGTAGAAATGGTTTCTTTAGCAACAACAAGAATGTTACGTTCTTCAGTATTGGTCAACGGCGAACCAGTTTCATTCATCGATTCAGTACCGCCAGCGTGTGCGGTGTTCGCAGTTACCGTAGCAGTACCAGAGGTTGAGAAGTTGACGGTTTTTTCGGTGCGATAAACAAACTGCGTATCGTTAGAACCCAAAGAGTCTTTCAACGTTTTACAAGCAGTCAAACCAGTAGGGAATACCAATGTGTTCAATCCTGGTTCCTGAAGTTTAGCAGAACCATTCGTTTCAAGAATAATATCTGCCATTGACTTAGGACCAGAAGCATTATCAATATAAAGACCACGAACATCGGCGAAGGAGTATCCGCTGTTCATTTGTACATCAAAGAGATAAATGCGGAAGCGACCAGAAGCAGTTCCTGGAGTACCAGAATCCCATTGGAAACCACGAACACGAGCAGTACCGATTTCAGTACCACTTACCTGCTGAGCACCAAGATTCTTACCAGAAATACCATGTTGACGAGTGCTGCGCAAAGATACCTGACGAAGACCTTGGAAGTCCCAAGTACCAACAACTTCCTTAGCATTGACATAGTTACCGAACTGCTGACCAACAACCAAAGCATCAGATACTTCGTAGTCAGTTGCCTTATCAAAATTTAAGAATCGAGATGCTTGAAGTGTAATCTTATCGCCATTTACATAACCAGAACCCTTTTCAATTTCAGCAACAAGATCCAGATAATCACCACCCTGCGCCAAAGTATAACGACCCAGAGAGTTTGTTTTGTTCAGATGTTCACGAATACGAATATTGAATGGATCAATAACAAAGTTGCCTGACTGATCATACATGCGATCAGCAACAAACTTACCGATGTTGCCATAGATGTTGTTATTGTTACGCTGTACAATAGAACCACCCTCAACCGTAGCAATACGGAAGAACGATGCTGTATTTGCATAACCATATGGTTTGGTATCCAATCTTGGATACAACTTGAGTCGGTCAGCACCAGGAGCAGTATAGTTGGTTGCGCCAGTTGCGTTATCTAGCAAGGACTGATCATCATTTGAGTCAATCGTAGATTCAACAGTAGTGATACCGATATAAGCATTTGGTGTTGTTGTGTACTTGCCAACAATAGTGCTTTGAGCAGGCAAACGAATGAAGTTGCCCTTATGGTAAACAATACCGTCGTTGATATTCGCCTTCAAACCTTGACCAGTTGCACCATCAACAATCGTATTTGCAGCAACAACAAAGTCATTATTACCTGAATGACGGAACACCAATATTTCGTTATTCGCAAACGCTCTTACTGTATTATTAGCACCAGCGTTGGTGTAATGGCAGTAGATCGTAAAGTAGTCAGGTGCGTTTGCTTCAGAACCAGTGGTTGCCCAAACCAACTTACCAGTCATACCAGTAGAAGTACCAGTAATGGTTACGTTTGCAATCTTAGTGAGATCGGTATCTTGAAAAAGATCAGACAACTGAAGTACACGATTATTAGCATCTTTATCACGAAGTTTAACATAGTTGGTTTTGTCAGTAATCAAACCACCGCCAGTGACAATTGTACCATCAACCAAAACCTGATTTGCGAAACGTTCAATCTGATTCTGCAAAACAGTTTGTAACTGTGTAAGTTCACGTGCCTGTACCGCATATCCTGGGCGGAACAAAACTCGATGAAAATTCTTGTTCTCGTTAAAGTCGTCGAAGTAAGGACTTTGATTAAGATTGGTTTCAATTGCCATCTGTTATACCTTTAAAAATCTAAGATGATCTTAATATCTTCAATTTGTTCTGGATCTCTAAGAACTGGTTGAACATTTTCAACGTAGAGAATTTCACCAGAGTATGTATTTGCTTCCGGACCCTGCAAGTCAAGGATTGTTCCAACTTCCGTTTCACTGGTGCTCTTAAGAATAACATCATTGATTACAAACGCAGGATAATTTGCATAACTTTCTACGTTATTTATGTAAACTGAATAGATAGATACATCAGACTCATCCTCAGCATCTCTAATATAAGTTACAGTCGCATTTGCTGCACGCAACGCATTGACCAAACCCTTATTTGCTCTTTCAGAAGCACCCAGTTCAGTTACAAATTCCATTGTACCTGCTTTAGAACGAAGCAATACACGTTTGTTTGTAATTACATCATTCACTGCCAAAGGATTGATTGGCGTAGAACCATCCATTTGGTCATAAGAGAATTTCAACTTGGTTGACATTCTCAGTGTGTTTGGCGCATTTGATGTATTTGCCACGACTTCAGTTGCGATAATATCGTTGTTAGAATTCACTTTAAGGATAGGATCTTTAATAATACTGATCGTTCTAAACTCTGTATTTGATGGCAAGTATCCCTTACCATTTACAGAGGTTCCCATATTATCGTTCATCTGAACGTTGATCATCACCTTATCTGCCGCAAGTTCTCTAATTGGATCACTACCGTGACCACCAGCAGTTGAGATAATTACATTTGCGGTTGCGCCAGTACCATGTACAGCGTTTGATGTAATCAAACCAATCGCAGTTGTATAATCACTGCCACGCTTAATCAGCTGAACACCAGAAACAGAATTGATGGCGGTGTTAACAGTACAGTATCCTTGTGCGCCAGCACCGTCACCAATAATCGTCAGTGTTGGAGAAACAACAACAATAGAGTCTGTGTTACAAACGGTAGAAAACGCAGTATTAACAGTCAACAATCTTGCTGACCCATCATAGTCAATAATCCGACGCAATTGCCCTGCGCCAGTACCATCAGAAATATAAACTGTTGATCCGTTATAGAAGTTATCAACCGCAGATGCTGACGTTGCCGTTGAGGTAGAAAGTTTCAACGTAAATTTGCCACCAGCAACGACTGCGCCATTTGCGATGTAAGGATAACCAGAACCAACCGTTACGGTTTCAACTACTTCAATAGAACCATTAACCGCAGCATTCTGTACTGCTAATTGTTTATCTTGTTCTGAAGAACCATCACTTGTAGTTATGTTACGAACTGGCATGTATGAAGTTGTCAAGAATTTATTCGCATCGCCCAGTGAAATGGTGTACATATATTTCCAAATGTAACCATCTGAGGTTGTAAATGCAAGCGTAGAGAATCCAGTCGGTTTAATTGTAGAACGTCTGCCTTTATTATTATACAGACAAACATATACGTTATAATCTTCTGTTAGAACATACCACGGACGCTCATACATATCAATGTCTTTATCACGATACATTGAATAGGTTGTACCTGATTCCCAGTTATGACGAGTAGTTACATGACAGATATCAGCAGGACGAACTTTTTTCGCACCGAACATATTGCGGTGAGTTTGATAACGTAGATACTGATCATTATCTTCAGGAACTGATGGATTTGGTTCATTCGGCCATTCTTCCGTTCTACCGATACCAACATACAAAATCGTTGATTTTTTTACCGTTGCGGTATCTTCATCCGAAGAGGTTCCTGCTTGCATTGTTGCAGCATAGATAAATGCTTTCGCATTTGTAATGGATAACTCTTTCGTTGCGTATCTGTAAGTTGCCATTATCCTACCTGATAATAAATGTTTGCACTACTCGCTGTGCTTGTGTAGTAGATATTTGCGCTAGAAACACTGGTATTGGACCAAGCAATTGTAGTGTTCGCAAAAGTCGTATTTGATACCTTATTTATACGGATTGTATAGAACGATCTTGGAGCATATTCGATGATTATGTCATCGCCATTCGCATAGTTACCAGTCAACGATGTACCTGTACCAGTAATGTTGAATGATCCATTAGTCATGGAAATCGAACCATTCGCCTTGAGTCGTTTCTTACTTTCAACGGCAGTTGTAACATCAAGATAGCTGTTAGATTGTAAAGTGTACTTACCAAACAATTCCTGACCAGCAGGATGTACCAACTTCAATGCGATGTCACGATAACGTGCGAGTGAAATTGGAGAAAGAATTTCATAAGAGAATTCTTGATAGTAACGACTGTCTTGAATGTAACCACGAGTGCTAGAAATATGAGAACGAGAAGAAGCATAGTAACCTTCTGAGTTCGCAGCACCTCTAAGTACAACATCACCTGCTGCTTCAGCTGCGCCAGGACGACCGCTTGAAGATAGTACAACAGACTCACCGTCCTTATAAGAGAAACCAGAATCAATAACACGCAATCCAGTAATCGAACCGTTAGCACCGATGGTAGGAGTAATGATTGCGTTGTTACCCAATAAACCTTCAGTCGATAGAGCAACAACTCTTGCTGTACCTGTGTTGGTTTGAGTTCTACTATCTGGCGCTGGCGAACCCTGTGTATATGCACCAAGGAAAGTTTGCAGCGTTATGTTAGCATTATTGACGAACGCAGTTGATGATGCCTGCTGAATGTCTTGCCAAACATGCAATGAAGTTTCATAAGTGCCATTCGCATATTGTACAACACTAATCGGTTGACCATAAGTACCAGCACCAACAATATAACCAGAAGCACCAGTTGATGACTGCTCAAGTTTATCAGAGGTTGATAGTGTTGTAAAGAACGAGTTACCTGTTCCCCAGTTTACATCATCACTCTGAATTGTAATGTAGTAATCACGAATGCCCAAAGAAAGAATGTCTTGGTCATAAACTCTAACCGTTGGCACCGTTGTATATCCAGTACCACCCTGAACACGAGAGAGCGAACGAATTGTACCAATTGGTGTTGTATCAAACAACAGAGCATCAACCAATGCCGTATATACATCTTCAGTGATTGCGTTTGCTGTTCTATTCAGTGAAGTACCAATGACCGAAGAAGAACCAACAAAGCGAATGTTTTCGTTATTCGCAAATGATCTAATTGGACCAGAGTCAAACTGATTTGATACGTTAGATGTAGAGTTGGCACTCAAACGAAGATAGGTATTTGCTGCCGCTCCAGCAATAACTTCGGTTACAACGCCAAATGCGTTTGACGTAACACCAACAATTTCATCACCTAAAGAAATGTCAACCGTGTTAGCAATATTCAATACATGATTGCCATAGGTGTTTGCGGTGAAAGATGTAACAGTGCCGACGTTAGAACCAGAGGCAACAGAAACGTTGATGACTTCGCTTGGTAGAAATTTCTTATAGGCATTGACTTTAAAGATTGCATCACCAGCGGTAGTTGTAACAACCTGAGTTACTTGACCATTTGCGCCAGAGGTAACACCATAGATTGAATCGCCAATAACAAGTCCTTGATGAGTGTTTGCCACTCTCAAGAGTGCGTTTCCATACTCATGGTAATCTGAGAATGCGCCACCAGCAAGACTTTCATAAAACCCATAACGTGGTGCACCAATAATAGTATTCGCAAACAATTCCATCTGACGATATTTCCCGTCAGTGTTTAACACCAATGGAGCAAGTGTTGCAAAAGTATTACGATCATTGATACGATTGTTATTGAGTGTCAAATAGATCGGAAAAGAATTATCAATATCGTCTGGTTCAACAACAAACGAAGCAGGTGTTCCATCACCGCCAACAATTGAAACGGTTGATCCAGGATTGACCGTAGAAGCACGATAACCTGAACCGCCATCGGTGACAGTAAACTGCAACGTACCACCCAAGTCAACAGTGCTGGTTACAACAACCTTACCAAATTGACCAATATCGTCTGAAATAAGATTTACAACATCACCAGGAGCATAACGTGCACCACCTGAAGTGATAATGATCTTGTTAATACCTGCGTCAACCGTAGGGAAGTGTCCAGTAAACGTGGTGTCAGACTCTAAACGAATCTGTTCAGTGTTATTGAATACACCAACGATATTAGACAGAAGAATCTGCATAATATCCTTACCACGAATTGTTCTACGAACCACATCTTCAACAAGAGCGGTTGCGCCAGATTCAACACCAACAATATTCCTACCAATAAAGTTGTAAGTGTTTGGATCGTACTTTACAACAAGATAGCGATCAATGCGCCAGTCACCATCAGAAACCTTTAGAATCTGTTCAGCAGGAAGTTTGAGATCAATGTCTTCGCCATAAACAGCACGGAACAGAAGTTTGTATGCTTCAAACGTACCACGGGATTGATTAAAGAATTTTGCATATTTGACCGCAAGTTTTTTATCTGCCACCATATCCGATGGAACGGAAGGCAAAAAGTCATTGCGGAAATAATCAATAAAGGCATCGGTGGTTGTACTGATGTCACGATAAGATTTTAGATTACGAATACCATCCGTGACTTGATCAGTTTCTTCCATCCAAGCATAATATGCCTCAATGAATTGAAGAAATTGAGATCCCTCTTCTTTGTAGAAGTCCGGAAACTGGTTTTGAACCAGTTTTGAAATCTTCTCATTAACTGACATTATTCGTACTCACCTACAACTGTAATAGTGGCATCCTGTGCATTCATTAGTAGAATTTGTTGTCTAACTGGAATAATGTCCAGACGATCAGGTGTACAACTTACCTTAATTTGACTATCAACGAACGATGTTGGAGCAAAGTCATTAATCTCAATCTTACCTGTTGTGTAATTGATTGTGCCTGCAGATTCATTCACAAAGACTTTATTATTAGAAGAATCGTAACGATAAATTCTCATCGCACCATCACCATCATCGTCAAAATAACAGTTGAACCCAGCAACAGTAAACTGCGTAGATGTAACAGTAGATCGACGAACTGCATTGTTGAATAGAATGATAATGCTTTGTGTTGCACGCAGTGTTGGCGTAAAACGTTTTTGCATCGTAACTGAAGCATCAGTATTGAGAATATCACCAACAGTTAGATTATCCAAAGAACGAGTGAAACGAGAGAAACGGAAGCGACGACCAAATCTTTCTAAGTTGTTACTTGAAAAGTCGGTGATACCAGTACGAACACCCTCTTCAATTTGCGCACGTGTTGCGTTAGAGGTTGTTGCGTTATAATAAACCGTAATGGTTGGAATAATGTAGGTGTATTCAGGATTAATGATCACAGGATCAACACCCAGTGGTGTACGATCGGAAATTGTGGACTTTAGAATTGCCTTACGATTTACTGTAGAATACAATTGACCGAATGGTTTGATGCCAATATACACCTTACCATAAACAGCAGGATCTGCTTGTTCACCACCAAACGCAACAACGGATTCTAGATCAGAATTTTCTGTAAGAATAATACGTTCATAATCGTTAGCAACAATTGCACGGTTTTGAGTTTGATAATTGCGTGGAGCATTGAACTTGATTGATTCGGTAGTTTCTGAAGAACGACCACCCAGTGAAGCAGAGTTAGTTGTTACAGTTGCTGAACCATAAGAAATATTCAAATTCAAATTGTCAATAGAAAACGCACTTGCGCCATTCGTATCTTCTGCATTACAAACCAGATAGTCAACAATAACAATGTTGCCGTTCTTAACTGGTTTACCAAGAACACCAGGACTGAATACAATCTCATACTTGCCATCTTCTGCTTCTTCCAAAAAGAATACAGCAGACTCTGGTCCAACTTGTCTTGTATTTGTTGCACGTGTATATTGCGTTGTTGTAGAATCTACTGAAGACTCCTGAACAGAAACGGTGATGCTTGAAGTATCAACATTTGGATTTGGAATAATGTATCGTACAGGATTGACTGAACTTACTGTCCAACGATGTGTTAGTGGTTTGCCTTCTTTAATATTCAAGTCTGTAGCAAATGCGTTATTGACTTTGATTACAGTCTTTGCTTCTGGTGCAACATAAGTATAGCGAACATCATCTACCGTTGTTGAAAACTTCGCATTCTTAGGAATGACAAACTGAGAAACTGTATTCGCAATACCAGTGAATGTAAGATGGACGTTAGCAGAAGCACCAATCGCAGAGGTTGGGAGATAACCCAATTCCTTTGCACGAGATACAACGGAGTCACGCTGCTGCGCAGTATCCAAAAACATTTCGTTAGCAAGCATATTCAAATAATATGCATTGTAGTGTGTGTTATATGCCAAGACATCCAACAATGTTGCCATTGCTGAACCTTCAAAGTTATAATCCTGAAACTGATCTTGTGTACTTAAATAGTTTTTTAGATTGCTTCGAATTTGATCAAAGTCCAGTTCAGTAACTTTGAGGTATGTATTTGCCGTTGCCATCTTAACGCACTCTTTCTAGGATGATGTTTAAATTGACCGCTTCATTCGGTCGATTCTTAATGTAGAAAACAATTGTTGCTTCTAAGTGATTATATTCTGGATTTTCTTTTACATTTACGGTTTGAAGTTTAACTCTTGGTTCATAGTTCTTGATTACATCACCAATCGCAGTTTCCATCATCTGTTTTGTTGCAGGTGTAAACAACTCAAACAAATGATACCGTATAGAACAACCAATATCTGGTTTGAATGGTCGCTCATAAAAATTAGTGAGAACCAAAGACTTTACAGATTGCTTAATTGCTTCTGAATCAACTTTGCGCTGAACATTACCTGTTATTGGATGCGCATTGAATCCGAGTGCAATGTCGCTAAAAAAAGATGCCTTTGGTTCTGCCATTGATTAACCTTCGTTTTTCTTTGCTTGAATCTCTGATCTACGTTCTTTACAGAGTTTGGCAATCTCAGCAAGTGCTTTACGAGCACGTGTACCTGCTGACTTGTTGCCGCCTTCAAACTTCTCACTCTCAAAGTTATAGGTTTCAAATAAATTTACTAAAGAATCATGATTATTCATAAAAAATCCCTTGACTTGTGTCAGTAATGTGAGTATAATAAAGGTGTCGCCTTTAAGGAACTCTCTAAGCTTCTATTTATACTATCCG